CTGTAACCTGTTGAGTTATTTGAGCTTTTACTGCTGAAAGCTCCTCAGGTGTTACTTTAGATTGATTCTCCACAACTTGAGGTTCTGGCTGTTGAGCTGGAGCCTGTTGTGTTAGAGCGGCAATAGCTCTCGCTCTTGTGGATTGTGCTTTTTGATAATCCGAAGGGCTTTGGTTTTGCGCAGGCGCGGGAGCACCCATGGGCTTGATGTTCATACTTTTCCTTTTGTTATTGGTTTAGAATACTTGGTTTAATATGTTTTTTAGTATTCTTTTGGTTTCTCTATAAATTCTTATGTAAAACGGTATTTTCCTTTTAGTGAATATTGGGATTATGTTAATTTTAAGCCTGTGGGGTCGCATTAGGAACTAACATTGATTGGGGTTGTGGCATTGGTTGCGCTTGTGGCGCATTGGCCTGAGGGGTTGGGGAGGCTGGTGGTTGAGCTGCTTGCTTAATAGCCTGTATTTGGGAGAAAAAGTCCCTCAACTTCTGTACTTTTGTTTCTTCGAGCTTTGCTGGCATATAGAGGTTGATGTACTGAGTTGTTAGTTGAGTGGCTAGATTGAGGTCCATAAAAGGATCTGGTGGGTGATAGGTTCCGGTTTCGATAATATCGTCTAAGTAGCTGAAAATACGCTCTTCTCCGGCATTAGCGAGTTTTTCAATTTGACCAAGATCTGGGAAGTCTAATAGTCTTCTGCCTTCTTGTATTGACACCATGCCTGATTGAATCATTTCTGCAACTTTAGATAGTCGTCCGGCGGGGTCTTTTGGTAATGAGCTTTGTGTATAGCACTGGATTACAAACTCATCCATTTCTTTGGCCATTTTAGGGAAGTCAATTTCCTTAGTTCCATTTTTATTTGGGTAGATGGTAGAATATTTACCTTCTCTAATAGCTATTTCTTTAGCTAAATCAATTATTTGATAAGCTAAATCGATAAAAAAGTCGTCATACCTACGGGACAAAGCAGCGAATCTATCCGTTGAGATGTCGTCATACGAACGTATTGCTTCACCGGAATTAAGACCTTGTGGCTTTTGAGAGGACGCTTGCAGCGCTGACACTCCAGATTGCTGGTACCCATAAGTAATAAGCTTATCTCGCTCTGCGTAGAGTTCTGGGGCATTACATGGTGCCACTTCGTAAGATGGCTTTGTTCCTCGGAATTTGACGATAACTCCGATTTCATTGTTGTGGTGGGCTGAAACGACTTTGCTAGATTCTTCCTGGAACACACGGGGGACCCCTACGAGTTTAATAGCTCTGCTGATAGTGTATAGGATGCTGTTTAATTCCATTTGAGTACCCATTAGTTGTTCTGCAACACCTTGGGACCAGAAGCCTAATAGGCGGGGAGCATAGTGTATGAAAGTGAATGGAAAAAAGTCTTTTGTATATTCTTCATCTAATAGGTAGCCTGAGCTACAAGCTAGTGTGTGGCGACCATCTGTGGCGTTTTTACCTGATCTGAGGTGCCATCCTTCTACCACCATGACTAGGTCGGAGACTGTTTTAGAGCTGTCTGCTGAGTTGTCTGGAGAGCCTTTTGCCGCTGTTTGTAGCTTTTCTTTGAATTTAGGGAAATTAGCCATTAGAACGTCTCTATCGACTAGTTTTAGGCGGTAGAGTTGTCTAGGTTCCCCATACATAGCTTCGTTGGGATCTATTAGCAGCTCTGTCAATAAAACGCGCTCTAAGCCTACTTTATTATCAGAAGTCTCGAAGGTATGGACTACCCCGGTACCTGTCACTAGGGCGTCCCTGAGAGCTGTTGGGGCCTTTTCATAGGCTTTTACTTGATAAAACTCACCTTGGATGAAATTGTTTAGTTTTTGGCTTAATAAGCGTTGCTTATAGTCACCGTTATCTGTCAGGAATACTGGTTGAGGCCTAGATTGAGTTATTCTGGAGACTAGTGTGTCTGTTACTGATTGGATTAAGTTAAAGGTTGGGCGCTCTTGTGGTAAACCTTGAGTTTGGTCCATTTTAGACATATTATTGCCAGCGAAACTGTATAGGCTTTGATTTCCATAAAGTCTAGCGTAAACAGCAGTTTGTCGGTATCTGTAGGCCTGTGTTTCTTTCAAATAGGCGGCACTTGAAAGCATCAAAGCTGCCGCTTTGTTACCATCTTTTTCTTCCCACCAGGGGGCTAAGACCATAGTGGATTGGTCGGAGGCCTTAGTTTTCATAGTGATAGAAGTTTTATTTTTAGCTGGTGATACTTTCATGGTCGCCTTTATGTTGAGGAGGGTACGTCAGCGGCGGAGTAAAATAGCATTTGTTCTTCTGTTAGTTCGTCTGTAGCTATTTGGTACGCTGGAATAGACATATCACTAGATATGCCGTTTTGAGGAAATAATAGACCTGGATCGACTTCTTTAAGCTTGGAGCTATAGGACCTCTTCGGTTGGTCTGGAATGTCGTTTAGCTCCATTTTAATGCCATCTATTTCAATTGACTTAATTTTCATTGATTGGCAAAGTTGCATTAGTTTTTTTAAGTCTTTTAAATTAGATATGTTCATTATCTGATACTGCTTCTCATTTTGCGTCGAATTTGACTTACGACATCTTTGGCGTCTATTTCAGGGTCTTCTACTAAGGTGTCGCTATCCTCATAGTTCTCTTTTAAAGCAGCTTTTTCATTTTGTTCATGAAAACTATTTGAATCTTCACTTTCTACTTCCCCACCTTCAGCCATTTTAGCTCGTCTTTTGGCCATAATAGCCGAGGCTATGTCCTGCTCTTCTTCTGTTAATGGCTCTATTTCTCCACCATCGGCTTTGCATATAACAGCCCCGAAGCCTCTATCTGGACGACTTACTGGTTGGGAAGCTGTATTTCCTTCAGCTACATCTCTGGCAAGACCTCCGCTAGCCATTTTCTTGGGTCTGACTTCATCTAGAATATCAGCAAGTTTTGGTGTTTTTGACTGATCCATTTCATCTTGTTCAGACCTTAAACGAGCTGTAAAAGCTTTTGATGGAACCATTTTTGGGTGTTTTATTGGGGTTATTTTCTTAGACATTATACTTCCTCACTACCTTCTTCAATATGTGGACCTTCTTCATGGGGCATAGACTCTAAAAGCTCAAATACGTCTTTTAAGACCTGGGATGTTTTAGATACATCTTTGGCGTGTATAGCATTTATTAGGTCTAATGCGCAAGCTTTTATAGCCATGTCAGGATCTTCTTTATCTTCTTCGGAAGGTTTTTGGTCAGGTTCTCTGACTTTCACAACAATTCCAGGTGTTTGGGATTTAAGGTTTTTTTTCAAAAAAGGCAACAATTTACGCTCCTCAAGTTAAATTTTAGTCTCTATTATGTAAAAACGTGCGAAAATTGAGGATTTAGTCATCAAAAATGCCAAAAAGTCGATTATATGCAGAGTTTTCTTGCTTTAAAGCTGACATTTCACGCTCAAACATCTCGGTCGATTGTAATTCAGCCCATTCTTTAGTGCCGGGCTTAGGAGGCTCTTTAGGAGCCACATAAAAATAAGCTGGAGAGAATTTAAAAGCGTATAGTACTGAGTCTATGATGTCTGAGTGGAATCGGTCGGATACCACTATTTTATCGGGTTTTGACTTGTCTCGGTCTATTTCTACCAGGTAGGTGTCTTGAGCAAAACGTGAGTTTGCTTTAGCTTTTAGTTTGCCAGTTCTTAGAGAGTCGTTTAGGATGGCGAAATTCTCCATTTTACGAGACTTTTCAGCAGCTTCGACAGGTATTTGGTAACGACGTATCATCTCTTCGCCTATTTTTAGTCCTAGTCCACCGAAGTCCATAACTATCTTTGATATGTCGTATCGTTTTCTAAGTGACTGGATTTGATCTACAAGCTCTGTTAGGCCTTGTTTCTCATTTATAACTTCTTCTACTAAGTAAGTGGTGGAATCAAAATCTGAGTAAGCTAATACGGCTAATGCGTCAGCATCTTTATATCCTATGTCAACTCCCAATATGTAGTTGTATTTATTGGGCATAGGAAGGTTTGGTAGATAATCAAAGTGGTTCACTTCGGGTCTATAGTGTAGTAAAAGAGAATCACTATCAAGTACCCACTTACCCCACCACTCTCTTTGGATGCTGGGGTCGGTATTGTTAACTCCTCGACGTTTTAATTCTCTGTCCAATAGCTCTTGATGTGTTTTACCTGATTTTTGAGATATATGGGGGTTGTCCCAAAATGTCCAGTGATGTTTAGACCAGATCTTGGAAGCTTCTGCGCACTCATAAAAATACCCGGCTGGTACGGGTCCTGGTGTACCAATGAGGCATAGGCTCCCGGCGTGGTCAATAAGGGCGGGGCCTATAACGTCATCTATTAGCTCTTTGATATAAGACCTAAAAGACTGACATTCGTCAATGTAGCATAGTTTTATGGGTAATCCTCGAAATTTCTCAACTTCGGCGGCGTCTTTACATCCTGTTAGGTATATAGTTGAACCATTTTGAAAAGTAATCGCTAACTCGACTTCGTTAGAAACGCCTCCGAGTTTGTATTTATCGTTGATATTTCTAAGGTCGCGCCAGATGATCTTTTTAGCGTTATTCCTAGATAATGTAATGTAAAGACATATAGTATTTGGGCTGTTTATTGCTGTATGAATAAGATGGGCGGCGCAGGCTACTGTCTTACCCGATCGCCTGCTACATACCGCCACTTTGAAGGGTTCTGGATCTTCTACGAAGGCTAATTGCTTATCGAAAAGAAAAGACGTTAGGTTGAATTTTCTATTCCAGAATTTATCAACCTCTTCTTGTGTAGTGCTTTTCTTAACGATATGTTTCATTAAGCCTTCTTAGAAGGACTCGGAGCATCGGCCTGAAACGTAACGCATTGCACGTTAGCGTGAGGGACTCCAACCTCTACACCATTCACTAGGATGTTAAGGGTGGTCTCTCCCCAGCTCATAGACAAGTCTCTAATTTTGCCCGCTCCTTTAGCTACTGGGACAATCTGGTTGTTCAATTGCCCTACTGTCGGAACGAATATGGGGTTATGCAAAAGGGCTTGTACCACTTGGCGGTTAAAATTAGCCATTTACCACCTCTGGGATCTTAACTTCTGCTGCTTTCTTATCTAGCTCGAATCTCTCAGCGCCTTCTTTGTTAAGCTCTTGAAGTTTCTGGTTAATTTGTGCAATTTGAATCTTTTCGATTTCAACTCTGTACTGTAACTCGCCCGCTTTGGAGCAGAGAGTTGTGTACTCTTTGTTGATTTCTTCTAAGGTTCTTGGTGCTGGTTTTTGATCTTCACTCATGTTTAATTTCCTTTCATTAAAAATTAAATGGGTTAAATATTGGGGGACTTTGAAACTTAGTTAATAGTTTTTCACCTAGTGGCGTGAGGTGGGACACAGCTTGCGGGTATTGAGGTACTAGTGATCTTCCGACTCCATATTTACGCCACCTCTCTTTTACATATACCCAGTGGATCGTTTGGAAGTCTTGACTTAAGATGCTGTAGCCTATAATTGTATTCGGGTCCTCTGGTAAACAAGCCACTTTTACGTTCATTTTTGTAATTAAAGTATCAACGACTCTTTTATAATTCTCCATAAATATGTTCTTTGGGATCTTGCTAAACCAGGAATCGCCATAGTAGAGACCTAAAAGGAATGACTTAATGATAAAGTTATAATCATCAGCCACAGCATCTCTAATATTGTATAGGCCACTAAAACTCTTGTTCATATTCCTCAGGTAATTTCTTGTAAAGCTCTTTCATTTCTTGTTCTAGTCTAACTATTGTTCTCCGTACCGCGTAGAATGTAATTTTAACCTTCATCTTTTTAAGGAGCTTAAAAATATCCTTAATACTAACCGCATCTGCATGATGCTTCCAAATCAGCTTATCTGTGTTATTTTGAAACGTATAGTCATTTAAAAAATGAGTTGCCATGTAGTAATAGGCTGATTTAGTGTCAAAGGCCTCTCCCACTTTAGATCTTCCGAAGCGAGAGGACCAGATTTTTAGCTGAAACTCGTCCTGCTCAATATCCTCAAAACCAGACTTTTTTAGCTTTTTCTGCCACTTATCGTTAAGTTTTTTAAAATCTTTAGTTTGATAAAACTTCGACACTTGGTAGCTCTAGTTGCTTTGAAGCCTCTTCTTGCTTGCGCTTGGCTTCTTCTTGTTGCTTTATTTTTATGTCTTGAAATACTTGTGAGGCTACTTGATTAGCGGCTGATTTTCTAAGCCCCTGAACAAAGAAGTTTTTAGGCATAGAGCCTGGCGAAACCCCATTACGATCTGGTCCTTTGTGGAGTATCATAGAACAAAGTGCGAATTTTAAAGAATCAGTATCCGCTATAGGCCCTGTAAGCTCTATAACCTCCGAGGACCACTTTTCAAACTCTGTCATGCCAATGGGCAGTTTGGATGGGAATAGACTAAGCAACCTTAATAGAAATAATCTCATAATGATATATCCTTTCATGATTTGAATATAGCATATTGCTATAATTTGTCAACACTTTTTTATTAAAAATTTTATTTACTTTAAGTCTGCGAGATTGTTAGCTATTTTAGGGATAGCCTCTAAGTCTATGGTAGGAAGGATGACCGCTGTTTCCATAGCATTGCGTAAAACATTGCTTACTAGCTCTGCATCTGTCTCTTTGCACTCTACGATAATCTCGTCATGAACCTGCATAACTATTTTGCAATCCTCTATACCTAAAGTCTTAATATCGCTGTGAAACTTTATCATGGACCTATTACATATCGAAGCACCGGTGCTTTGAATCCTATGATTTACAGCTAGATTTAGTATTTGACGAGCTTGGTATGGCAAGTCACTATGATTCGCCCTTTTGTATATCTTAGGGATTGAAGGTGCGTCTGGGAGCCTTCTTTTTCTGCCGAATAGATTTTCTACATAGCCTTGGGCTATAGCTAACTTATGAGAATTATTCATCATCTCTTTTACGCCTGGGAAGCTCTCGAAATAATTATCTATGTCTTGTTGAGTGTCTTGTATGCTTTTACCTGTTGTTGGGGCTAGTTGATTAGCTGTTGCCCCGTAGGTACTGGCGAGGGCTATCACCTTAGAAAGGTCTCGCAGTTTCTTGTATTTTACACCAAAGGCATCTGGCGAACCTTCTTTCTGAGGTGTGCAGTCAGTTTTATTGTAGACGGCCATTCCGATAACAGAGTAGAAGTCATCGGTTCCTTTAAACGCACTAAGTAGCCGTTCATCGCCACTAAAATATGCAAATACTCGGGGCTCAAGCTGAGAATAATCCGCTCCGACGAATACTCTTTCTGGCCTGGAGACAAGACAGCTTTTAATTCTTTTGTCATCCCTCGGTAGGTTCTGAAAATTAGGGTCACGACTAGAGTACCTTCCGGAAGTTGTTCCATGCTGCAAAAAAGAAGGCCTGATAATCCCATACTGTGTTTTCTCCTCTATTCCTTTTATATAAGTTGATAACAATTTACTTTTCTTATTATATTCCAATAATTTCTCTATCCATTTACGCTTTGGGGCTAGTTTTACCAAGGCGTCGTGGTCACAGGATATGTAGGCCCAAGGGGCTTTAAAGTTTTTAGATTTTACTATCTTACCGTTAACCTTGGCCTCCGGACACATCATTGTGCCTTCTCTTTCGCTGCAGTTTCTAATGAAGTCAGCTCTAGCTTTATTTGTGTATGGGAGAGGTAAGCCTAAGGCCCTACAGGCTTCTTTGCCCGAATCTGTTAGGGTGCTAAATTCTAGATCCATTTCGCCGAATAGTAACCACGCTAATTGCTGGTTAGATCCTATGTTAAAAGTGGTCGACTTACTTGTGCCTGGGTACTTAGTTTTAATGTGTGAATCTATCTCTCGGTATATAAATGCTTTAGCTTCCATACACTCAGCTTCTAAAGTCTTTTTAAGCTCTAAAAGCTTCTTTGTGTCAACCTTTAAACCAACAGTGTTCATATCGTAGGTAGGCCCCCTAAGTAGAGGCATAGACTCGTCATTATAAAAGAAATCATCTAGTTTCTGCTCAAATAATTCCGGTACCAGGTGGAGGAATAGCTTATAGGTGAGCCAAGCGTCTTTGGCTCCGTATTTAGCCAAAATTTGATAGTCTGCCTTATACATTTCATACCCTTTTTTGGTAATAGCTCCACCGTTTCGCTCGACGCTAGCTTTTACTTCTAATGATTCGGCTGCTGCATCCTCACCAAATATGTCGGAGCCTAGCTCTTTTAAACCTACTCGTCTATTCTCGTCTAATAGATGAGCTAAAATCATGGTGTCTGTATGAACACTGTCTATTAGACGTATTCCATAACAAGTTTCAACCATCTGGCAGTCAAATATTATATTATGACCTACAATCTCTTTATCTTTAATCTTTAAAAGAATTTGTTTAGCTAAATCAGTAAACCCTAAATCTATCAAAGTTTTAGTGTCAACATCCCATTTTTTAAGGACTATATAAAAAGCATAATCCTCATCGAAACAGAACGACATCCCT